ATAGCAAGAAACTTAGTAGATTACGAAGCTGGTAAAATTATATTTGAAACAATGTTAGGAATTATGAAACAACAAAATGTAAAACAAAATATATTATTTTAATATGATAGCATGGGCAATATTAATAGGATTTGTACTTTGGCTTTATAGTAAAGTTAGAGATTACGAATATGTAAATAAAGAAGATTATGAATTATGAAATGATATACCATCCAGCAGTATGTATAGCCTTAGTATTAGTTATAGGAATTATTATTGGAATAGTATCTACCATAGTATTAATGGTACAAGAGAATAGGGCATTAGCCAAAGAGCTGGATACAAAGAATAAAATATTAAATAAAAGAGATAAAAATTTTTTAAGAGATGAAATATAGAACAATAAAATGGGTGCTGAATAAGCAGATAGAGTATAAAAGGAATCATAAATGGGCATGGATAGGTAATGAATTTATATGTGTATATAAGCATATCCCAAAAGAAGCTACTGAGTTATATACTCCACAACAGCTTCTTAATAAATTAAATGATATAAAGTTGCATAAGTAAAATAATTTTTTATATTTAACCAATGATAACATTAGCAAGAATAATAATAACAATACTAATGCTTCCATTTATAGCAATATTAATGGTAGCCATATCTTTTATAGTAATTTATGAAGTATTTTGGTATAGTAACAAAAGGGAAGCTAAAGCTGAAGGACCAGACAAGATTTAATAATACATTACAATCTTTTGAAGGTAAGGAAGTAGTTATTAAGATAAGAGAAAAAGAAGATGGTAGAAGCATAGAGCAGAACGCTTTATGGTGGCGATGGATGACAATAATAGGTAGCAGTATAGGACATACAAAAGAGGAGATGCATACGATATTAAAATATAAGTTTCTACAAAGAACAAAGATAGTAGATGGGAAAGAGATAATAACTTTAAAATCTACTGCTACATTAAGCAAAGATGAGTTCAATCAACTTATCAATGATGTGTTCTTTTGGGCTAACGATACACTAAACATAAGATTACCTAATGAGTGAGGAAAGCATACAGATAACAACAGTAGAGTATTTAAGATGGCAATATCCTAAAGTTAAATACTGTGCCTCACTTGGTGGAATTAGAACAGGATACAAACAAGCAGTAAAGGCTAAACGTACAGGATATATCAAAGGATTCCCAGACCTACAAATATTAGAAGCAAGGGGAGGTTACTTTGGAATGTTTCTGGAGATTAAAACAAAGAAAGGTTATCCAACTCCCGAACAAAAGGAATGGATAGAAGCACTAAACAATAGAGGATATTATGCAGTAGTAGCTAAAGGATTAGAGAATATATTTGATGAGATAGATGATTACTTAATGAAAGATGAAACCAAATACTGTTACTGTGAGTAAGAAAGAAGATAAGGCTAAAAGAAAGCTAAAGAAAGTTTATGAGGAGATAGCTAATGAGAGAGGGCATTATTGCACAGGATGTGGGAGAAGTGATGTACCATTAAGCCATAGCCATTTGATACCTCGTTCAAGGAGAAAAGACTTAGAGGCTGATAAAAGAAATATAACCTATCATTGTCTAAGTATAGGAGAAAGGAAAGGATGCCATGATATGTGGGAAGGAATAGATAGAGTAAAGCTATTAGATTATCATAAGAACATGGAAACTATATTGGAATTAGATGTGGAATATTATTATTTGATAAGTGGAATTGGAGAGAAAATCTAAAGAGATTAAAGATGGTACTGCTGAGGTATTGCATGAAGCATTACGATTATTAAAGCAGTTAGCATTTGTTTTAGAGTGGGAAGATGAGAAGGAATATAAAGAGTATATGTATATGATAGCTACATTAGGATTAGTAATAACTAAAGAAGAATATAAGGATACTCTATTGTATTACTGTAAAGAAATAAATAAAGATATAGATGAGGATGATGATACTATTGATAACGCATTATATTACATAAACGATGCCTAACCTACCTAAGCCTAAAAAAAGATATTGGATTAAGAAGAAGCCTGCACATACAAGGCAGGTGGATAACTCTAAGTTCTATAATAGTAAACAATGGAGAGCTACAAGGAATTACTATATACAGATGAATCCATTATGTGAGGAATGCTCAAGGCAAAATAAAACAACAGGAGGTTATTGTGTAGATCATATAAAACCGCTTAGGATGGGAGGTACAAATGATATATCTAATCTACAAACCTTATGTAGAAAATGTCATGATAAAAAATCTTCTCAAGAAGCAGTAGAATATAGAGGAGGAATAAAAACATTAGGCAATATTAAATGAAGATAATACCAGCCCTACTATTATTAATAATTTCTTTTAATTTAAAAGGACAGGTACTATTTGTTACAAATGAAAGTAACGCTGATATAAACATATATAAGACAACAAACCGATATGAAGCTGATGTATTTATATATGAAACAAATAATAGGTATGAAAGCAGGGTGGGGTATGATAAAAAAAATGTTGTAAATTTTTACACTTATGTTGAGGGAATCTATGATAAGAAGATACACTTTACAGATAAAAAATATAAAGCAGATATTATAGCTTATTACGTACAGTATAGAGGGCAGAGCAGATGGATTAACCATACAAAAAAATATATTTTATGTTATTGAATAAAGACATACCTATAAAAAAAAATAAACAACACAGGAAGGGTAGGAATAATCTTATAGGGTATATCTCTATATAT